TGGGGTAGATGACGGGCAAGTGCCTGAGTCTAGTTTGATAACTCAAACAGCAGTAGTGCGAGTAGGGAAACTATTACCATTAGTTGACCCCGAAAGTTGGAGGTATAATGAAACCCTCCCCAGGCTGGAACCACGATGGGATGTTCGGGTTTATAGGATGACGCGCGTCATTCGCCCGGACATCTTATCATTCGAATAACACTTGACATTTGAAGTTACTATGATACAATTTACCTATGAAGATTGATTACCAGATTCTATCGAATGATCTTACTACACAGTTTGAATCATATCATGACTTATTGGTAAGTCCCATCAATGGAATCCATTGGGAAAATTTATTATGCAATGCTCTACTTAAACAATCTGATGATATTATATGGAATCCGGGAAGCCATCAAGTGGGAACTGATATTACCTACAATGGTATTGGAATATCATGTAAAGGCGGCAGGATCAAAGGAAAGAAAAGACCAACATTCAAGATATCATCTCACAGAACAACGTCATATACAACTCTCCAAGAGAAAATAGATTACCTCTCTCTGAAACACGAAGACGTATTCTTTTGTTTGTCGTATAAAGACGATTTACCATCTCATCATTATACACTTTATACGTTTGACTCTGATGTGTTGGATTATAAATCGTTAGAGTGGCAATCAACAAAAGGTGGATGGAAGGGAAAGGGACCGACATTTGAAGCAAAAATCCAATCATCAATGAGTGATCAGTTGTGGTTGGATATTCCTCTTTCTGTGTTGAATGAACGAGTAGTTATAGAAATTCCAAAATGAAAACTATAGAAGATTTTAAAAACCAAATTATCCTCGGAGACTGCTTGGAAGTTATGAAAGACATTCCAGATCAGTCTATTGATATGATTCTGTGCGATCTTCCATACGGTACAACTGCATGTAAATGGGATGTTATAATTCCTTTTGATAAATTATGGGAGCAATACACCAGAATTACAAAAGATGATGCTGCAATCGTTCTGACAGCAGCACAGCCCTTCACAAGCGTTCTTGTGAGCAGTAACCTCAAGATGTTCCGGTATGAGTGGATATGGGAAAAGCCTCAGGGAACCAACCCTTTGAATGCTAAAGTGATGCCTATGAAATCTCATGAAAATATACTGATCTTTTCAAAGAAACGCGCTAAATACTTTCCTCAAATGGAGGAAGGTAAACCATATAGTGGATTCTCATCAAAAGATGGTGCTACTATCGGTGAGGTGTATGCTAATCAAAAGAGCATTCATCGTGAAAATCATGGAACCCGATATCCAAAAACTATTCGTAGATTCAAACAAGAGAAGGGTCTACATCCTACACAAAAACCAGTTGAACTTTTTGAATATCTAATAAGGACACATTCTGAAGAAGGCGATTTGGTTTTGGATAACTGTATTGGTAGTGGCACAACTGCCATTGCAGCAATAAATTCAAAAAGAAACTACATTGGTATTGAAATGGAAGATAAATACTATAGAATAACTAATGAACGCATAAACACTGTCTTATCTAATACTACGTTGGACGATTTTTTGGATAAAAAATGAGATCAACATGGTAGATGGAAAAGCAGGAAAAGGTGATAGATACCGAAAGGTAGATCGTAAAAAGTATGCCGAAAACTGGGAAAAGGCTTTTGGCAAAAAGAAAAAGGAGTCTAAAAATGGAACTAATCGGAACAAGAATAGCGGGACTAAAAAACGGCCTTGAGTTAATTTGTAAACTTTATGAAGATGATGAAAATTATAAGTTAAAAAATGCGGCAATCTTGGTCCCTGCTGGTGCAGGTCAACTGGGATTAGCACAATGGCTTCCATACGCAAAGACCCAAGATGGGGTTATTATGTCCAAGGAAGATGTCATGTATGTAGTAGAAGGTACTGATGAGGTTTCTAATCAGTACAGTACCACTTTTGGGTCTGGTCTTGTGGTTCCTTCTTCTCCTGTTGACGGACCAATGGGCAGCGGACCAATGGGCGGCGATACTCCTCCCCTGAAACTTACCACATAGGGAGCCGTTAAATGGCAAAAAAAGATGCACAATATGATACTCATGTTCATAATATGATTAAAGTGGGCTCTCCCCGACGATCAAAAAGAAAAAAAGGAAATGTCCCTGCACGAACTTCTAAGAGAGGTAACGGCAAACGAATCAGGTAAACGATGCGCCTGTGTCTCGGTGGTTGGATACAATCATGAACATCCACAAACTTAATAAATATATTGATATCGCCTTTCCGATTGCATTACAAATCCCAAGAATGAAGAGACATGTTTCTTTGATTATTCGTAAGGGTGGGGTTGTGTCAGTCGGCACAAATGCGATGAAGACGCATCCTTTAGCAGCGAAGATAGGTTACCGCTTTGAAGAGATGCACAGTGAGTTGGACTCTCTCATTCGGTACAAGGGACCGAAAGACGATCTCACATTGGTGAATTTCAGATTCAATAGATTCAAAGAATTGAGAATGTCTCGTCCTTGTTGTCTTTGTATGCCTTGGTGTGAAGCAGTATTTGAAAAGATATATTACTCCACCCGAGATGGTTTCGTTGAACACGAATACTTAAAGATTGATAATATACCTATATCTGGTATAGTAAATTAAAAGGAGAAACTCAATGATTGATTTTCAAGTTGGTGACTGTGTAGTAAATCCAGAATCCCTAAAGATGGGGACAATTGTAGAGGTGAACGATGATAGTGTTCGTCTCGAATACGGAACTGGAATTAGTGAATGGGTTGAAGTGGAAAAGGTAAAACAACTTATCATCGATGAATCCACTAATGATGATAGGTCATTTTTGACAGAATGATATATTATTGAAGCATGTCTAACGAAGAATTAGGAAATTTAATAATATGGATTCCAATAAGTCTGTTTGCCCTGTTCGTTATCGTCATATGCGCATTGAGCATATCTTTATTTTTCTGGGCAATCACCCTAATGCTTAATTGCTTCAAAAGATTCTGTTACACATTAGTAGGACGCTCTTTAGATAATTAATACCCGTAACCACCGCCAGTAGATGGTGATGTGGGTGTGGTGGGAGAAGACATAGGTGTTGTTGATGTGCCACCACCAGAAGGTATTTCTACATATCTTTTTTCATCTTCTGATGTAATTCCACCACAATCATCTACTATGTGTATTCTTCCGCCCATGTTTGGGTGTTTTTCATTATAATAATAAATGTATTTCGGTGTTTCGTCGTCTATCGTCAATTCAATGTACGAATTCCGTTTGCCATTTTGACCAACCAATCTGACTCCTGTGGTCATTCTACTACCTAAATTATTTGTTCCATCCGGGGTGGTGCTAAAATATAAAGGTGGCATGTCATTTTCAAATGTTATTTTATAAGTGTTTGATCGTCCAAGTGTCATAGTCCCCCTTAATTCAGTTTTCCGTCCACAGTTGACATAGTATTTACTACCAAAATTAGTTGGTTTAGTACTTATTGTTATGTTTAAAGACGAGCAATATATTACTTGATGTTTATTTCTGATCGGTTCAACATAAGACGTATAAGAAGGTGCTTGTGTCTCTGCAACTAGTTTGTTGATTATCACAGGTGATCCGATTTTGTCTTCCATTGTTAGACCGGTTGCTTCATCGAGATATAAACGCTCAACACCGGTAACAGAGTCTGTTACTAGTTTTTTTACTATATACTTCTCGTTATTGTTGCTACTGTTGAATATCTGAATGGTATCATTCTCTCTAAAATCAAACATCTGAAATGATTCTGAGGGAAGACCGATGTTATTTTCTATTACATGGTAATTATCACCCGTAACTGTTACACTTTGGTATGTTGATTTGGAAAATTGTGGAGTTTTGACGAAGAATGGTCCCAAGTATTTGTTTATTTTTTGATCTGTCCATGTGTCTTTGTTTACAAACAATAGGTATTTGTCTTTTTCAAACTTAGTAAACGTGTATTGTCCATTTAATAAATCGTTGGATGATTTTACTTCTGTTGTTAAATCCAAATCTTTATACGGATCATAATATTCTGCATTGTTTATTGTGAAAGTACTTCCAGTTGGCATATCACGAAAGAATCTTAATATTTGATTCTTTTCTCGTTCTAAATATTTGGTATTTGTTAGATCGATAATCATATCACCACTGGAACCATAATTTAAAATGTTTGGTTTGGTGGTGAGATACGTTTCAGTATCTTCAGACTGGAAATCACTTATCAGAGTATGAAATCTAAGCCCGTGAAACACACCAGTTTGTTCGGGTCTGTATAATGTTGGGCCTTTTTTGGGCGTAGTTTTAGAAGTTAATGCTCTGTTCTGAATGTGCATTATTATGATCCGACATAGTGTAATACCTGATTACCAGTTACCGCTATAGCAAACACGTTTCCTGGATCGGCAACTGCCAAGAATAATTGCTCACCGGCTTCTAGTGGATAACCAGTATTTGGTTGCTGTACAATTCTACCATCACCTACGAAGACGGTGGATGTGTTTGAACTACTCGCCTTTATGTAAATACCATTCGTTAACGAAGTCACACCGGAAGTTGACAATTGTGTGCCGCTTGGAGTGACGGTTGCTCTTCCGCTTTTAATAGTCTTTGGTACGTTTGCGGTTGTTGCAACTCGCATCTTTTTACTACCATCAATTGTTGCTACAGTAGCATTTAGGTTTGATACTAATGTTTGTAGTCCGTCTACAGTAGATTTTAAATTGTTGATTGCTGTGGTTTGTGTGGATATTGATGTGTTTGTTGATGTGACTGATGTTTTAATGTTGCTTACATCTGTTTTTACTTGACCACCAATTGATACTATATCGGTTGCTGTTAGATTTCTAATATCCAAGTCGGTTGCTGCTACATTTAAAGATCCACCATCTGGTGATACTTTGACCGGATTCGCATTGTTGTCTGTACTTCCCTGTACGATAATTCCAGATGTTGCCCCTGTTGGGTTCATCACATATACTACTGCACCAATGTCTGCTTGTAAACTTAGTCCAGAATTTGTCACTGCTACCTTAAGAGCGTCTCCTGATATACCTACCGCAGAACCTGAAACTTGTGCGAGATTGACCGCAAGAGTTTTACCACCGTCTGCGTGATACACGGCAACGCTATCAGTACCAGAGGCGAGATCACGAATATCTAAATCAGTAGATTGTACTTGAACATCACCAGTTACACTTAATGGGAATCCTGACGATATACCCTGAACCGCAATGAAGTCTGTGCTTGTTACTGTTGTTCCGGTATAACCAACTGCTCCGCCGTTGAGGTATCTAATGTCCATACCGGTTGCCGTTATTCCTACAGGGTAACCTGAGTTAAGACCCTGTACTGCGACCGTATCAATTCTCAGAGCATTAGATGTCGCACCACCGGAATACTCTGGACCATATTGTGCGCCAGAAGCACCATAACCTGATGCGCCGGTGTATCCGATAGGACCAGCGAATAATTGTCTAACATCAAATCCACTGCCGCTGACTCCGATTGAATGACCACCAGACATGCCTTGAACTATAACCGTGTCTATATCTTGAGATCCGGTTACTGCTCGATCATTGGTATATCCCTGTGCGCCAGTATACCCAACAGGTCCACAGTTCAACCTTCTTATTTTTATACCAAAGGAAGACCCCAACGGACCAGTAATACCAATATCACTGGTAAGACCAACCATACCCGATATTTTCATTGCACCAGAATCGGTAATTATGGCTCCAGTAGAACCACCGCCTGTTGCATAATACATTTGTACAGGAATAGGCTTGAGTTCTGTTGTTCGGTTTGTTATAGTATCACTGCCCCAACCAATCTTGTTGATTGGTACATGGACATCTGAACTAACACCGGTTGTATCATAATCTGATGCAACATCATAACTGAGTCCTGCACCTACTGTGATGTTATCGCCTGTTATCATTTATGGAGTCTCCGGGTAATGTTTTCTATTTATTATATATATCTATTCAAGGAGTGGTAATGCTTATAAACAAAACCGAAACAACTGATTTAAATGCTCTTTCTACTGAAGTTGAGAAAATTGCTTTATCTAACGGAGGTATGTATATTGACGCAGTTATTGCCGCTTGTGAGGATCATGATGTTGACTTAGTGATTGCTTCTAAATTTCTTTCCAAACCCATTATTGAAAAGATAAAAATCGAAGGTCAAGAAGTAAACCTTCTCCCAAAAGAAATAGATGCAAAACTTCCAATTTAGATTTGCATCTTTTGTTGTAAACAGTACAATATACACATAGACATGGGGAGTTCCCATGACGTTTAGTGGTAGGGAGTTCCTACCGGAAAGGAGATGCATTATGGCATCATTTGCAGATTTCAAAAAGAAATCAAAAACAAGTATTGAAGATCTATCTAAAAAGATCGACGACATGAACAAAAAGGATTCGTATAAGGATGACCGCTTTTGGCGACCCGAACTGGATAAATCTAGTAACGGTTATGCTGTCATTCGGTTCCTCCCGGCACCGGGCGAAGAAGAGATCCCTTGGGTGAAACTTTATAGTCATGGATTCAAGGGACCAGGCGGGTGGTACATTGAGAATTCTCGCACAACTTTAGGCGAGAAGGATCCTGTATCCGAAATGAATAGCAAACTTTGGAACAGTGGTATTGAATCGGACAAAGACATTGCTCGCGCTCGTAAACGTCGGCTGAACTATATTGCTAATATTCTTGTAGTTTCAGATCCAGCAAATCCCCAAAACGAAGGTAAAGTTTTTCTTTATAAGTTCGGAAAGAAAATTTTTGAAAAAATCCAAGAAGCGATGCAGCCCGAATTTGACGATGAGGATGCAATAAATCCTTTTGATTTTTGGCAAGGTGCAAACTTTAAATTGAAGGTTCGTAAGGTTGCCGGATTCATTAACTACGATAAGAGTGAGTTTGATGCAGTCTCTGCTCTCTCCGACGATGACACACAACTTGAAGAGATTTGGAATCAGCAATATTCTCTTACTGAGATTGTTGATCCAAAGAACTTCAAGCCCTATGAGGAACTGAAGGAAAAGATGAATCGTGTTATCGGTGAGGACATTCGTGCCACAGACACGGTTCAGAAGACTGCTGAAGTTACTGAATTCTCAAGCGAAACCGAAGAGGTTGAAGCAGATGAGAAGATGGACAACCTCTCGTATTTTGAAAAATTGGCTAATGAATAGAGTATGATTTTCAAAGAGAGTGTAGAAAAGGTGGAGTTCGCTCCACCTTTTTTATTAAATTAAACTATCGTGAATGTTATCCTGTAGCATAGACATCATTATAGATCTATCTTCATTTATGATATTACCAGATGCGAGAGTAGTGTTTGAAGATTGATTATGTACGACTTGATTTGATGTTGTGTTGTTGATAGGAACAATAACATTTGATGTCATAGCATTACTTCCAGATCTGTCCATTAAATATCTTCCTTGACCATCTGTTCCTGGTGTAGGCATGAATGAAGGCACTCCACCCGGAAATGAACCCGGAAATGAAGGCACTCCACCCGGAGTCATAGGGTTAAATGGGAATCCGAAATCTGGAGAAAGTGGCCCCATTGGTGGTGTAGGGTCATATGGGTTAAGAGTCCCTAAACCAAACCCACCTTTGGCACCACCTCTTCCAAAAACACTACCTTTCCCTTTAAATCCATAAGTCCTAGAAGCACCTCTCGCGGATGCGTGTGAAAGGGATCCCAACATTTCACTTATATTCTTACCCTTAATAAGATCAAATGTGGTAGACATAGAAGTACCCAGTGCGCCCATAATACCTTTTGTAAATTCACCAACTTTAGATGTAACTTCCGATGGTATTTTTACATTTAATTTATCACCCAATCCACCAAGATCTCCTTTCACTTTCTCTATGGTGTTGGTTAAGATGTTAGATGCTTTTTCGGTTTTATCGCCAGACTCTTCTATTTTATCGCCAGACTCTTTTATTTTATTCGAGGCTTCTTCTAATTCGTCTGCTAGGGTTTTAGAGGATTCAGCGATGAGATCATTTGCCTCCTCTAAGTTTGCAT